GCCGCGTGCGCGCCGCCGCAAGTTTTGACAGGGGGGGTACGTTGGTCGCATGAACATCCGCAATCGCGTTAAAGCCCTGCGTAACGTCCGTGCCGCCGACCTTACGCCCAACCCGAAGAACTGGCGCACGCATCCCAAGGCGCAGCAGGACGCCCTCCGCGGCATCCTGGCCGAGGTGGGTTACGCCGACGCACTCCTCGCCCGCGAGCTGCCCGACGGCTCGCTGATGCTTGTCGACGGCCACCTCCGCGCCGAGACAACGCCCGAGCAGGAGGTCCCTGTCCTCGTCCTCGACATCAACGAGGCCGAGGCCGACAAGCTGCTCCTATCGCTCGACCCGCTCGCGGCCCTCGCCGAGACAAACGCGGTCGCCCTCGACCAACTTCTCCGCGAAGTCGACACCGGGAGCGAAGGCCTCCAACAGATGTACGCGGACCTCGCCGACGCGGCGGACCTCTACCAGGATGAAAACAAAGAGATCGTCGAGGACGAGATCCCCGAGCCGCCGGTCGATCCGATCACGAAGCCTGGCGACCTGTGGATTCTCGGAGACCATCGCCTGCTCTGCGGCGACTCGACTAAGGCGGAAGATGTCGAGCGGCTGATGGATGGCGGGCGTGCCGACATAATGCTCACCGATCCTCCTTACAACGTTGATTACACGGGCAAGACAAAGGACGCGCTCAAGGTCGCCAACGACAGCATGGTGGACTTAGACTTTAGGAAGTTTCTGGTCGACTGCTTTGCGTGTTCTTTTGACGCAATGAAGCCTGGCGCGTCGTTTTATATCTTTCACGCAGACGTTGAGGGCTACAACTTCCGAGGCGCTGTCAAGGACTGCGGCCAGGATGTTCGCCAGTGCTTGATTTGGGCAAAAGACACACTTGTCATGGGCCGCCAGGACTACCAATGGCAGCACGAACCATGCCTGTACGGCTGGAAGGACGGCGCGGCTCATGGCTGGTACAGCGACCGGAAGCAAACAACGCTTCTGAGATTCGATAGACCATCTCGAAGCCAAGACCACCCAACGATGAAGCCGGTTGTCTTGTTTGCCTACCTTCTTGGCAACTCGACGGCTCCGCAAGGTCTGGCATACGACCCGTTTCTCGGCTCCGGCACCACGCTGATCGCCGCCGAGCAACTGGGCCGCAAGTGCTACGGGATGGAGATCAGCCCGCAGTACTGCGACGTGATCGTGAAGCGGTGGGAGACGTTGACCGGCAAGCAGGCAGAACTGGAGGCATCCAATGGGCAAGCGAGGCCCGCGCAAAGAGCCGACGATCCTGAAGATCGCCAAGGGCAACCCCGGAAAAAGGCCGCTGAACAAAAGCGAACCAAAGCCGCCAGGCGATGAAATCACTCCGCCCGAGTGGGTGACGGGCGTGGCCCGCGAGAAGTGGGACAACGTCGTGCCGAAACTCATCGGCATGGGCGTGATGACTAATGCGGACGTGGACACGATCGCTCGCTACTGCACGATGCACGAGCAGTTCGTGAAGTACCTCGACCAGTGCCGCCGCGGTCTCGACGTGCTCGTGATCCGTGACGACGCGGGTAAGGTGAAGTACATGCAATCGACGCCAGCCGCCACGATGCTGTCGAAGCTGGCTGCGTCGATGCTGCGGATCGAGCAAGAGTTCGGGCTGACGCCATCTGCCAGGAGCGGGCTAAGTGCCACCAAGCAAGAAGGGCCGCAAGACGAGCTCGCGTCGTTCTTCGCCAAGCACGGCTAGGCCGCCGGTCAATCCGAAGGCGGCCCAGAAGGTCTACGACTTCTTTGAGGACGTGCTGCGGCACAGCAAGGGCCAGCACGCCGGGAAGCCGTTCACGCTCCTGCCTTGGCAGAAGTATGTGCTCGGGGAACTGTTCGGCAGGCTCACTCCAGAAGGCATACGGCAGCACCGAGTTGGTTACATCGAATTGCCAAAAAAGCAGGGAAAGTCAACGACTCTTGCAGGCGTGGCGCTCTACATGCTCTTGGCTGATGGGGAGCCTGGGGCCGAAATCTACGGAGCGGCTTGCGACCGTGAGCAGGCTGGCATCATCTACCGGGAAGCGGCGTCAATGGTGCGGGCTTCGCCTGCGTTATCCCGCCACCTTGAGGTGATCGACAGCCGCAAGACGATCGTGCACAAGGCCAGCAACTCGTTCTATCGGGTGCTCTCGGCGGATGCGTTCCGTGCCGAGGGGCTCAACATCCACGCCCTGCTCTTCGATGAGCTTCATGCGCAAAGGGACCGCCGCCTCTGGGCTTTCGCCCCTGGCTGAGAAGCCGGGGGCGAAGGCCGGGGCAAAAAACGCGACGCGCTAAGGTACGGTGGAGCAGCCAGACGATCGCCGCTCCTGCTCTCGATCACGACGGCGGGGTACGACCGCAAGAGCATCTGCTGGGAGCAGCATGCCTACGCCGAGCGGTGCATCGCCGATCCCACGGTAGACCCAGCCTTCTTTGGCTGCATCTACGCCGCATCGCCAGACGACGATTGGAAAGACCCGAAGACGTGGCACAAGGCGAACCCGTCGCTGGGGGAGACGATCACGGTGGAGTCGTTCGCCGCCGACGCACGCGAGGCCGATCAGTCGCCCTCGAAGCTGAACTCATTCCTGCGATACAGGCTCAACGTCTGGACCACGCAGGATACTCGCTGGATCAGCCCCGACACCTGGGCCAAGTGCGGCGGCCCGCTGCGGGGAGAACTGGAAAAGCGGGAGTGGTATGCGGGCCTCGATCTCGCGACGACCTACGACTTGTCGGCCTTCGTGATGGTGAGCCAGGCGGATGACGGCACCTTCGACGTGATGCCCTTCTTCTGGGTGCCGCAGGAGAACGCTGCCGAGCGGACGCAGCGGGACAAGGTGGATTACATCGGCTGGATTCGCGACGGGTACATCAGAGCCACCGATGGCAACGTCACCGACTACGACGTGATCCGCCGGGACATCGTGGAGCTCTCGCAGCGGTTCAACATCCGGCAGGTTGGAATCGACCGCTGGAACGCCACCCAATTGGCCACGCAACTGCAAGGCGAGGGGGTGAATGTGACAGGCTTTGGACAAGGGTACGGTTCGATGAGCAGCCCGAGCCGCGCCCTCGAAAACTACATCATGTCGGAGAAGATCCGCCACGCGAACCATCCGGTGCTCTCGTGGATGGCTGGCAACGTAGCGGTGCAGACCGACCACCAGGGCAACATCAAACCGAGTAAGGCGAAGAGCACGGAACGCATCGACGGCATCGTGTCGCTGGTCATGGCCCTCGGGCTGCACGCGACGGCCACGGCCCCGCCACCCGAACAATCCTGGGAACTGTTCACGATATGAGCGAAAACGCCGCCGACTTCAGGATGTTCGACCTGCGTGGCATCGACTGGCCCGAGGTTTCGCCGTCTCGCACGCCCTCGGGCATCCGCGTCAACGCTGACAACAGCATGGCCTGCTCGGCCTACACGGCCTGCATCCGCGTGATCTCGGATGCTGTCTCCGCTTTGCCGCTCCACGTTTACGAGCGGATGGCGAACGGCGGCAAGGCGAAGGCCACGAGCCACCCCGTGTATCGCCTGCTCCACCAGCAGCCCAACCCCTGGCAGACGGCGCAGGAGTTCAGGGATTGGATGACGGGAATGTATTTGCACTACGGTGCGTCCTACGCCGAGATCCGCCCTGGTGCTCGAGGTGCCGTGTCGGAGTTGTGGCCGCTGCACTCCAGCCGCATGGAAGTGGAGCGGCTGTCTGACGGGGCGCTTCGGTATCGGTATCGGGAGCCGAACGGGCGCGAGACGATCTACAACCAAGAGCAGATTTTCGCCCTGCGGTTCACCACGGAAGACGGCATCAAGGCGATCCCCACCTACAAACTCTTTTCCAATGTCATCGGCTTGGCCCAAGCGCTAGAGACTCACGCGGCCACATACTTCGGCAACAACGCCAGGCCGGGCGTGGTACTTGAGTCGGATAACCCGATTCCGGCGGAAGCGGCCGAGCGACTCCGCGAACAGTGGGAGCGGCTCCACCGTGGGCCGGATCGCGCCTACCGCACGGCGGTCCTGCCAAACGGCGTGAAGGCCCACGAGCTAAGCGGGTCGAACGAGGCGGCCCAGTTCCTTGAGAGCCGGGCTTTTGCTGTGGTTGAGTGCTGCCGCATTTTCCATGTGCCGCCGCATTTGATTCAGCAGCTGGACCGCTCGACCTATTCAAACATCGAAGTGCAGGGAACCGAGTTCGTGCAGCACTGCCTGCTGCCGCACCTGAAGAGATGGGAAGCAGCCATAAGTCGCGACCTCATCGTGGACGACGAGACCTACTTCGCGGAGCACAGCGTCTCGGGCCTGCTGCGTGGCGATCACGCGAGCCGGTCGGCCTACTACGTCTCGGCCCTGCAAAATGGGTGGATGACGATAAACGAGATTCGGGAACTGGAAAACCTGAATCCCATCGGACCAGACGGCGACCGCCACTTCGTTCAGTTGAACATGACCACGCTCGACAAGGTTGGCCAGGAGCAACCGGCACCGGAGCCGATGCCAGCGCCGCCCGTCGAGGACGAGGAAAGCCCGGCCGACGACGCCGAGGATGAAGCCGAACAGGAGGAGCAGACCGATGGAAATTGAACGCCGCGACTTCGCCTTCGAGGAAGAGAACGAGTTGATCGTCGAGAGCCGGGCCGATGGCCGGGCCGCGATCATCGGATACGCCGCCGTCTACAACCGGCTTTCTCTCGACCTCGGCGGTTTCCGCGAGGAGATCCTGCCGGGCGCGTTCGACAAGATTCTGAACCGGCAGCGGGGCAAGGGCGACGTGGTTGCCCTGTTCAACCACGACAGCAACATCGTCCTGGGCCGCACGTCGAGCGGCACGCTTGAACTGTCCAGCGACACGAAGGGGCTGCGCTATGTGGTCACGCCGCCCGTGAGCCGGGCCGACGTGCTCGAGCTGATCCAGCGGCGCGACGTGCAGGGCAGTTCGTTCGCCTTCACGGTGGACCCGAAGAACGAATCATTCCGCACTGGCGAGGACGGCAAGGCCGTGCGGCAGATCCGCGAGGTGAGCGGGCTGTATGACGTGGGGCCGGTGCTCGTGCCCGCGTACCCCGCCACCTCTGCTTCTGTTGCCATGCGTTCCTACGAAGCCTGGCTGGCGGCGCAGTCGCAGCCCGAGCCCGAGGCGGTGGCCGCCGTTGTCGCCAAGCGTTCTCTGGTCCGTGACGCCGCTGCGGCGTGGGCATTGAGGCTTCGCCGTGTCTGAAGCACGCTGCACTTGCGGCGAGAAACTCCGTTGCCGTTCCAGCCGCCCCTGCGGTGACGAGCGGCAGCGGTATCTGCGTTGCCCCCGGTGCGGGGCGCGTGCGGTGGCGTTTGTGAAAACAACACTTTCCGAAGTGCGCTTCTGCAAGAGACCCGCCCGCTAGTGGCACTGTGGACTCCACGGCAATACCGCCGCAGGAGTCTCACAGAACATGGACAATCTCAAGAAGCTGCAGGACGAAGCGGCAACCCTTGCCAACCGGATCGACGCCGTTCGTGCGA